CGTAGTATACCAATCCGGCCTAATTACTTCAAGAATCTCTTTAGTCGCTTCAGCTTCAGGCACTACAGACAAGTCGTGCTGGATCGCCATGTTGCGGTTAAACCGATCTGCCATCTGATGCGCCGCCTGCACGGCCAACTGGGCATCGCGGGAGTCTACTCCATGGTGCCATTTACTAGCTCCAAAACGAGACGGTCCAAGTACCAACGGGCCTTCCGCAGGTCCTCTACTGGTTCTTTTTTTATTTCGTATCGCCATACGTATTTTTGAATGTTTCCCTTGAGATACCCCTGAAAAGCTTCCGGGGACATGCTGGCCTTGATGCCGTCGATGCACTCGACATCACCTTGGTTGTAATGGGAGGGGCAGGTAACGTTGTCAAAGTTTTTTGGCATTTTTCTCTCGCTCCGCATCAACCTTTGCTTTGAGAAATTCATGCCAAATGTGCAACTTATCGAAGTCGGACTTGTCTACTTTTCCTTCTTCGTAACCTTTTTCCAATTTTTTTAAAGCTTTATCAAACTCGGCTTGCATAACACTAAACGTCATATCGAATAACTTTTTGAAGTCAACGCTTCAGTTCCTGTTTCTTTTTTAAACTCTTTAATCTGATCCACGATGTACTCTTGATCGCGGTTAGACAGATTAGCTTGCTTCCACCCTTCAACAATATAGCGGAGTTGACCACTAATGGTTCGGCCCTCTACCCGAGCAATTACCACAATCTCTTCGTACACATCTCTCGGCAGTAAAACCGACTTCCATTTTGTTGTGTCCATGGGACATCTCCTACACAAGTATGGGACATTATAGGGCCATTTTGCGCCCTATTCAAGCTCTTCGCATTCGCCCCAACTAGGTCCCAAATCCACATCGCATTTGTTCGGGACCTGTAACGGAACAGCCTGTTCCATTATTTCTGCCAATTCTTTTGCCTGCTCTGCACTCTCGACGGAGAAAGCAAGCTCATCATGCACCTGAAGCATTGGGACGCTCCCTGCGGCACAAACGTTTACCATCGCCTGCTTGGTCATGTCCGCAGCCGAAGCCTGTATGAGTCGATTGAGAGCCTTGTACGTGTATGCGCGTCGAAGGCGTGTAGTAGGCCCGTGGACCGAGATGGCTTCTTCACGGGGTAATGCCTTGTGCATGGCAAAGCTGTCCGGCTCCCACATGTCAAATCGGCACTTTCTTCCGCGCAAAGATCGCAGACTTCCAGAAGACCGTGGGTCGTCAAGCTTATTCTGTACGCCACGCATCAGGCCTTTTACGAAGGGAACCTTGTTGTGATATTGCTTGGTCAGCGCCTTTGCTTCTTCCACACTAAGGTCAAGTTGATCAGATAGTTTATTGACGCCCATGCCGTACATCATGCCGAGGTTGATGACCTTGGCCTGCTTTCGCGGGATGCCTGCCATTTCGCTCACCATGCTATGGAAGTCCATATTTGGGTCGTTACGGTAACCGTCTACAAAATCTTCTACTCCGGGCATCGGCATGTTCTTGTAATCGCCGTAGTTCTTAGCGAAGTGAACCAAGATCCGTGGCTCCTGTTGCGAGAAGTCAATTGCCGCCCACTGCTGACCTTCTTCTGGGAGGAACAAGGAGCGGATCATGGGTCCCAGTTGTGGATCGCGGGCCGGGATCTGTTGAAGGTTGGGCGAGTTCATAGAAATGCGGCCCGACACCGTCCCGCCGTCGTCCGAGCGTAACTGGTTGATATGGCTGTGAATTCTTCCTTTATGGGTGAACTTTAGTATGCCGTCAATAAAGTTTCCGTTGGTCTTGTTGAGGTTGCGAGCCTTCATGATCAACTGTGCAAGCTCGTGTTGGTGTTCCGATAAGAATTGTTTTGTAAAACTGGGCGAGCCTTTGTCTGTCTTTGGGTACGGCAGCCCTAGCCCGTCAAATGCTTTGGCTATTGACTGTGCCGCCCAGATCTCGACGTTGTTACCCGCCAAAGATTTAATTTGTTTGATGACCTCTTTCTCTTGCTTCATTAGAACCTGCTTGGTCCGTTCAGCGCGGTCAATGTCCACCCGTATGCCTCGCAAGGTCATGTCCACCAGATGTGGAAGCAAGTCAATCTCAAGTCGCCAAACGTCCCAAAGATCTTCGCGGTTCAGCAACGTTTTAAAATGGTGCCAGAGTTCTAGCGTAATTTCGGCATCGGTCTCGGCATATGGCCCGACGTACATGGCGGGTAACTTCCACATCTCGCCTTTGGGATCGACGCCAAACTCCTTGGCGGCCTGCACCAAAGTCTTTTCGGATTTTGTCTTGCCCAGATGGTCGTAACAAAGAGCGTTTAGGCTGTAGCTAAACCGGTTTTCATCAATCAGACTAGCGGTAATCATGGTGTCGATTACGCGGCCCTTAACCTCAAAGCCCATAGCGCGAATCCAACCAAGGTCGTACTGGGCGTTATGCATGATTTTGTCAGCAGGTGACTCAAATACTTTTTTAAGCCACTTGCTCACAATGCGTTTGTCGAGGTTACCCCCGCCAGCATGGCCGACGGGGATGTAGCATTTCCACCCGGAAACTGCGATGGCATAGCCCACTACCTCGCCATCACACGTAGGCCAGCCCGGTCCTTTTACCTTTAAATTCGGATCGCGGGTTTCTACGTCGATGGCGATTTCGTCCGCGTCAAAAATATCGGGAAGCTCCATAGGAGGAACCCAATCACTTTTTGGAGGGAACATGGCCATTTGCAATTTTCCGGTTGTCATTACGCTACCCTTTTCTCGCGAAGAATTGCCTTCTCAAAATGGTTGCAGGACGAACACCACCAACCGACGCGTTTTTTTTCTTCTGCATTAATTATTTCTTCCGCTACTTTGCCGCAAGCGGGGCATTTAATATGACTCATATCCGTGTCTTTTTTCATAACGCGTATGACCTTAAATAATCTTCTGGTTCTAGTATGTAGAGGTTCTGAAGCGCCCGCGTTACCCCCACGTAAAAAACGCGGTGAAGATCATCTCCCGGCGTATCTAGTGCCGCCGCAGTCAAATCCGGTAGGATTACAACGTTTTCGGCTTCCCCACCCTTTGTACCGTGGATCGTGGACAATCGAATTCGGGGCATGGCGTTAAACTTCTCGCCTCTGCGAAGGAGGGCAGTAATGTAGACTCTGTCCCCTTCTGGTATTTTATCCATAGCCTCGTGCCAGATCATCTTATTTGTAGCCAGTAAACCAAAATGTTCTTGTAAATCGGTAAGTCCAAACATTTCATTATCGGAAGCCTCTATCTTTTTGTGGCCCCGTTTGATACGCACCCCGTTGCCGGACATAAAAGAGTAGATGGCTTGCGCCGTGCCGCAGGTAACAACCTTGCCTTTTCTCAAACTCTCCCAGCCATTAATTGCTACAGACATTTTGTGCGGAATAGACCTAGATCCGTCTTGACGCTCAAATAAGTAACCGCTGTTTTTAAGCTCTTGCATGATTGGATGAAGCATAAAACGCGCCTGTGCCATAACGAGCCAAGTTCCGTGCGACATGTCTATAGAGCGAATGTCCGGGACACGCAGTATTTGTCCGCGCTCTTGCCGAGGGCGGTACACTTTAGGGAACCGGTTTTGAATGCGCCCCGCAATCTTTTCGGCAAGCTCGTGGATCGCCGCAGGAACACGGTAGCTTTGTTCTAGCACCTCTGCGCCGCCGGGAAGGTTAATGAAGTGATCTACGTCCGCCCCCGCCCAGCGGTAGATAGCTTGGTCGTCATCTCCTGCTACAAACATGCGCTCAGACCTGCCATCCAGCTTATGAGCAATCTCCCATTGAAGCGGGGAAAGATCTTGAGCCTCGTCCAAAAAACAAATCTTCATGTGCGGGACAAGGTGGTCCGCCTGCTCTACGAACATCTCCAGCATGTCGGTGAAGTCGATTAAACCAAATGCCTTTTTATAGTTTTCGTAGGAGTCGGCCACATACTTTACTTCCACCCAAGTAAAGTTAACTTCACTGTGGTTGTACTCCGTTCGCAACGAGGTTTTTTTAGTTTTTGCAAGGTTTATTAGCTGGAGGATCGGGTGATCTGTCGCCTTAAACGACACATCCTCCTCGTCGCTCATAGCGCCGCTTAAATTAAAACCAATGGCTGCCGACAACTCTTTGTAGTTTTGCCGCCCCATCATTTGGTTTTCCTTAACCCCTATCAAACGGTAAGCCAAAGAATGAATGGTGCGAAAGTACGGAAGATCTTTGTTTGGGTCTAAGTCAAAACGTTTTGCCGCCCGCTCCTTGGCTTCGTTAGCAGCCTTTTTAGTGAATGCAAAAAACCCCACTTGTGATGGGGTTATTCCGCTGTCTAAAGACTTCTCCACCATGTTCAATAAAGTGGTTGTCTTCCCGGTTCCGGGTGGCCCAAAAATACGAAACATCAGAACGGGTCCGTGGTCCGTGTTTCAAAATTCTTGGACTCCACCTGATCGTGCGGGATGTCACTGACCGGAACGCGCCAAACTCTTATGGACTTACCCTTTACCTTTAACACCGTAGACTCGCCGTTAATGTCTCGTAGCCGCTGTGCCACCTTGTGGGTTTTAAACTCGCTAAAGCGGTTCTTGCGCAGAAAGCCTTCAAAGTCTTTCAGCCGAAAATGCACGGCGTTTGTTTCGTCGTCTACCCATGGCCTGCGCAACAAAATCTCTTCACGGTCTTCCGCCTTCTGGGTCGAAGTGCAGAACTCGTCAAGATACTCGTAGAACTGACCGTTGATACTGGCGTCTTCGGACACCTCCATAATGGAGCCGTCTGTTTCTGCCATTTCTTTCATCAGTTGATTGATGCGGCCTTCCCACCCACGCTTGGCCATTGTTTGCGGCATGAAGTTAAGCTGCTCAATACACGCTTTTTGAAACACCGCTTGATTTTGTAGCCCCTCAGTATCTAACTCTAAGGGCACCCCGTTAACGTCTAAAAACCAGACAGGCGGAATAGAGTTGTACTTTCGTAGGTTAGCCACGGCCATGTCACTGACCGCCGCACCAATCCCAAATTTTCGGGTTTGGCACAACTCGCGGTTACAGTAAGGCTGAATGGGCGCATCACTACACCGATAGGCGTAGTCTTTTTTGTCCAACTGCTTAACTACGAGGTTAACTTCATTGAGCGGTAAGGGCGGATCAATGTAGGACATGTTGTGGTGCAAGACTTCATCTTGCCACGTATCCGGGTACGCTTTGCGAAGGTACACCCCTAAGCTGAAGAGTCCGTTGTTTCGGCCCCCTTCGCTAATTTTTTGGGCGCATAGGGTTTGGAGACAGGGCGGGCCGTCCACGATTGCGGTGTTTTCAATTTTTTGGTGCGTGATTGCTTCAA